GAAGATGCTAGCCGTATTTAAGATGTTTTGTAGTTGGTCAACGCTTGGCGCTGCTACCGTATTTTGATTAGTTGTTATTAATTCCATGTTGCCTCTAGTGTATTAAATTCTCTTGTTCCATGACTTCGCGTAACCAGTTCAGATAAACCTGTAGGTTTGCGAGCTGCTCTCGAACTTCGTCTTTTGATTTAAAGGTCCAGCGCTTAGCTAGAATCTCTAGCTCTGCTTTTTCTCGAAGGCCTTTCTCGTAAAATTTTGTTAATTCTTGGAATTCGTGGACGTGCATCATGATTGCACCTCCGCGGCTAGAGCGATAAACACAGAAGCGACATCGCCCTTACAGCTCGTTGCTTCATTCAGGATTTTTGGTAATACGCCGTGGGAGGTATAATCCCAGATGGTCCCATCACACACCGGCTGGCCAAGCATCGACGCCCCTAGAGTGACGTCAATGTCTAACTTGGGATTTTCCGCGCAATACTTTTCTAACTTCTTAACTGCGTCGTAGAGCTGGATTCCTTCAACTAACTCGGCCCATGACCGACCAATTAAGGCCGGATGATTTTCATTAATACCTTCCATTACGCAGCCTCCTCAGATTCTTCTTTAACCGAGAAAACGCCGTCAAAAACTTGCCGAAACGCAGACGGCTGAGATCTAACGGCAGCTAGAGAGCGCGAGAAAATATGTTCAACATTCCCGCTGTCGATAACTTGCTTAATCGCCGCGTCTGAATCTTTAGCCGCTAACTCTGCTTGCTGTTGTTTCTCTGAAAGCGTAGCCCAGCGTAGAGCTGGAATGCTTAGAAGCATTTCTTCCGCAGCTACTAATGTTTCTAGGACTTCAGGTAGGTGTCTATCATCTAAGAGCGCCGAAGCGTTAAATATTGCTTTTAAGCTCTCAATCTGATTCTCTATTTTGTTTCTCATATTCCTCTTTGGTTAAAAGAGGCTGAGGATAAATTCTACCGATAAGCTTACGATTGTTAAAATCTCAATCTCGGCAAAAGCTTTTTATCTCAGCCCTTGGTTTATGTATCGAGACTAGTACAACTATTTAAGTTCGTCAAGCTAAAACTTACTTAAAGTAATTATAAGCAATAAAAAGTTTTGGTGTACTTAAGCGCCTGAAAGCATTAAGGTGGGATAGGTAAATCTTACTTTAAAATCTCGTTATGGCGCAAGAGGTAGAAAATAATTTTATTAATGCTCAGAAAAATCTGACAAAAGATTTTGAAGGGCTTGACTTACACCCTTACCGGGACTCGGTAGGTAAAATTACTATTGGTTACGGGCGCAATCTTACGGATAAGGGGCTGTCTCTAGTAGAGGCAACTTACCTTTTTGAAGTCGATATTGTAGAGGCTATAGAGTACGCTCAAACCTACCCGTTTTTTCACAAGCTCAGCCCAGCTCGACAACATGTTGTAGTTGACATGATATTTAATTTAGGCGGTGGCGGTTTTGGTATGTTTAAGAAAGTCCACGCGGCTTTGGAGGCTCACAACTACGAGCTAGCTGCTACCGAGATGCTCAGATCGCTATGGGCTGGGCAAGTAAAAGCCAGAGCTACTAGGCTTGCTAAGATTATGCGCGAAGGGGTTATCTAGTAAGCCCAGCTCGTAACAGCTCCTCAACTACAACCCTAAGAGTTTGTTGCCTGATTTCAGCTAGCTCCCGGATGGCTCTTAACAGCTCGGGGGCTATTTTAATATTCAGTGGCTCGGTTACGCCCCGAGCGGGACGCCCTAGTTTTTTAGTTGGCATTAGTTTGGTCCGTGGTCCTTGTACACTTGATGATATTCTGCGATGACCTCGCCGTTTTGATCTATTAATTCAACTTTGCCGATCCCATTTGCGTAAGTCTTGACTATTCGACGCTCGACACCGTATCTCTGTAGGATTGCGTCCTGCGTCCGAGACATTATCTCGTCGGTTATCCGTCCGTTGTGCCACTCCCGATGTAGCTCCTCCAACTCTCTGTGCGCTTGATGCATAATTACCCCCGGCAACATAATAGATATTTAAGTTTATCCTCGTACTCATCTCTCTCGAGATACTCTTGCATTTGCTCCTCAGATAGTGCGTCATAAGTGTCGTCTAGGCTCACAATCTCGAGATCGTCCTCCCAATTAGTACCGTCCAACTCTGCCCTAATCTGAGCAGCAGAGACTCTGTGCATACCGCTCATCCAAGTGCCTTGTAGCACATAGACAGGCGGGAATTTGCCACCGGTGCGCAAGGTGCGAATCATTTTACGTAAGTAAGCCCAGTCGGTAACTGCGTGTAATGGCTCGTATCCGTATGGGTAATAATCTTTCATTTTGTCTCCGACTTACGCAGCGTTATTGCTGATAGAGGGACTATCGCCCTAATCGAGATATTAATCAAGATAAATCTACAGAATAGTTGTTCTAGGCTGGAAAGCTTGGTTGTCTATTGATCGTCGATCTGACGAATAAGCGTGTTGATGTATTTTGGTTAAGGCAGGCTCAATACCACACATCCCCCATTGACAGGTTTTTGTACAGGGGGATCCTATCGTGCATTGAAATAAATTTAGGCTGTACATTCTTCGAGGGGGTGTGTATTGCTCAGGACTGAGAACAAGCTTCAGTATTTATGACCTTTTTACCAGGACAATCAGGAAATCCAGGGGGTAGGCCTAAATGGGAGGGTGCCGTAAAGGAAGCGATTGAGCTTGCTAAAGAGAACACCCCGAAAGCCATTAGTCGGCTGGTCGCGTTAATGGACGACCCCGATCCGCGCATACAGTGCGTTGCAGCTAACTCGATACTCGACCGAGCGATCGGTAAACCTCAACAAGCAGTGCAGCTTAGTGGAGAGGTTGCCACCTACGTGGCTAGACTCCCACAGGTTGTGGAGACTACAGCTCTATGGATGGAGCAACATCAGCCCCAATCGTTGTCTGGGAGCCAGATCCCGGCCCTCAAACCGCCTACGTAAGTTGCCCGGTCTTCGAGGTCGCATATGGTGGCGCTCGAGGTGGTGGTAAAACTGATGGGACGCTTGGGGAGTGGATAAATCACTCTGACCAGTGGAGGGAACACGCCATAGGATTAATGGTGCGCCGTACTCTTACGGAGTTAACCGAGACTATTGAGCGCTCTAAGGAGTTGTTTGAGCCGTTAGGCGCAGTCTTCAACGAGCAAAAAAAGATGTGGCGTATGAGTAACGGCGCTCGTTTGCGCTTTGCTTACTTAGAGAACGACGCGGACGCGAATCAGTATCAAGGACACTCCTATAGTCGGGTTTACGTCGAAGAAGCCGGTAACTTCCCAAGCATCAACCCGATTCTAAAACTTATCGCTACTCTTAGATCTGGGCATAATGTGCCGTGTGGGATTCGCTTAACGTTCAACCCTGGTGGCGTTGGTCACCATTGGGTTAAGGCTCGGTACTGGGACCCGGCCCCGTTAGGTTGGAAGATAATAGTAGAAGAATTCGAAGACCCGTGGAACGGCGAGATTACGCTAAAAGAGCGCGTCTTTATCCCTGCGAAAGTAACAGACAATAAGCACATCAATAGACGCGAATATGTGGCTAACCTTCAGATGCAAGGCAGTCCAACGCTCGTTAAAGCTTGGCTCGAGGGCGATTTTACGGTTGTTGCAGGCGCTTATTTCCCGGAGTTCGGCATTCAGCACATCATTGAACCCTTCGACATCCCCGAACATTGGACGCGGATCGGTGGGTATGACTATGGCCTAGATAAACCCTTTAGTTATCACACAGCAGCGGTGGCGTGTGGCGAGTATTTCCCTGAGTACCCTAGAGGCTCGTTGATATTCTACCGTGAAGTGTACGGCTGGAATGGCAAACCAAACGAGGGGCTTGGACTACCAGCGAGCGAGCAAGCAAAGCTCATCACTAAGGCTATAGGGAATGACGACATTATCAAAACCGTTGCAGACCCTAGTATTTTCCCAGGGCCTAAGAACAAAGGCGTATCTATAGCCGAGGATTTAATCGATGGCGGTCTATTCGTACAACGAGCAGACAACGCGAGAATTGCAGGAGCTAACCAGCTTAGAAAGCGTTTAAAGGGCATTAACGAGGTGCCTTACGTATACTTCTTTAAGACCTGTACGCATATCATCCGAACTATACCAGCGTTACAGCACGACCCAGATAAACCGATAGACTGCGATACAGACGGAGAGGATCACGCTTACGATTCAGGGCGGTATCTCTGCATGGCTAGACCTTGGGTACAGGATGAGGAGAAGGTTGAGGAAATCGACACCTCCCCCGGCACGTATAACAACTTACTAAGCTCGCACCTAAACAGAACCCGCTCAGAGTGGCGTTGATTTTCCCCTAGTACTGACCGCTAAACTATGAGATAGCTCATAGACAGCGGGAGTCTAGGATGGACGCAAAGCAAGCTAAGTGGCGGGAGCCGTTTCTAGCATGGACGCTAGGAACGGATTCTTTTGTAGGGCAATACTCAAGTGCCCGTAATACTGCCTCGCCTGAAATCAGCCCTGATAATCACGTACCAGAGCGCAAGTTAATTGCCGCAGTACTTACACGCGCGGTCCAGGATATTTGCAACCCTGCTAATCCTATCGACATTGAAGACGCTAAAAAGGCAGCAGAAGACACGAGAGACGCTCGCAGGTGGTTAGCCTCAAATCAAGTCGCTGAATACTCGTTTCTTTGGTGCTGTGAAGCACTATCGTTAGACCCGAGCGGATTACGCAGGAGAGTGAAGTTAGCCCTAGCAGATAAGAAAGCGGGGTATCACTAGTGCGAGTACTGTTATTCCTTTTACTGTTTGTATCTCAAGTCCAAGCTCAGCAGATTCTAGGCTTAGACTATCTAGGTGGAGCTAAATACTGCGATGAAATCCTCAAAGCGCACCCAAGCGGATATGCAGCCGGATTCTTTTACGACACTTTTGGAGATTCTACCGTTTGTATTGATAAACTTGCGGCTAGCGGAAAAGCAAGTGCTTTCAGAGTACAGCTCTCTTGGTCGGACACGCACCAATTCGCTACTAGAGACTTTGACGCAATCGCGGCAAAAGCTGGAAAGATTGACCAACTGGCTAGAAAATACCCGCGAATTAAGTTCTATGTTTCAGGAGGTTGTGAGCACAACCTCCACAGAGCCGACGCAGAACTCCTTAAGCGAAAAGTTAGCGGAAGATGTCCATCCTGCGCTGGCTACGTTAACACCGTTTGGAAAGGTGCATTAATCGATGGAATCAACGAAGTACACGGAAAGCGAGCTGCTATTGCAGGAGATTATTTTTACTCTACGGACGGCGAAGCGCTCATTGACCTTGACGCCGACAAACTTAGACAGACTCACGGCAGAGCTAAGCTTTATTTTGGCTGGGCTCCAAGGTTCAATCTTAGACAGCAGGGAACAACAGCTAAGCCAAAAGAGCGAACAGCCAAGCCAAGTATTGAGTACATCCAGTCAATCGTGCGAGCCATCCAGCCGATTGGAGTGGTTCCAAAGTTTCCATTTGCCGTAACAAAGTTAAAAGATAAACAGCTCTGGAAGACCCACGCTGAGGATAAGTTTGGGGCTAATGATGCAAGGGCTAACAAGCCTTTGTTCATCTCTAAGAGCAAGACATCAAGCCTTAAGCTCATTGCCTCTAACGGCAAGGAAGTGGGTTTAATCAAGTACTATGGGTCGTACACAGACCCAGGATACCACAGGCATTACAGCGGTTCAGTTAGTCCAGCTTATGGCTACCAGATAGCCGAGAAAGCAAAACAGATAAGCGGGTCAGAGTTTATCGTCATTCGTGACGGTAGGACTAATTACGGTCCAATCAACCCAGCTTTTCGAGCAGGTTACTTTAGATAAACAAGGAAAATATGAAACTATCAAACTTAAGATTAGATTTTGCAGGTGTGCTTTCGGTGTTCTCGCTAGCAGGTGGACTAGGCGCACTAGCGTTTTCACAGCTTGGGAAACAGGAAGCGGCTGACGCGATAAATAACTGTGTAAGTACAGTTAATGCGTTCGGTTCTAACACTCTACCGGCCTGCAAAGAAGCGGGTAAGGAAGTTGCTTCAGCTACTAAGGAATTAGCGGCTTCCGTATTGTTCGCGTTGTCAACGGTTACAGGCATTTTTTCTAAAAGCAGAAAGTAAGTGAACGAGTACTTACCACTTATAGCGCAAGCACTCGGCGTAATTGTGCCCGTGTGCGGCGCTATTTTGGGGGCTGCTAAATGGCTAGTCGGAAGATTGGCGCATATAGAAAAGATACCCGATTTAATTACGGCATTCAACGACTTCAAAAAAGAGTCGATGCAGGATTTTGCAGGGCTTTCTAACCGAGTGTTTCAGGTCGAGAGAGATTTAAAGGAAGCGCTGGACGTTCGGCGTGAAGTTGCGGAGTTAAGAGCAGAGATATTGCTAATGAGGAATGCTAAGTGATTCGCGTCCTCCTAATCATCCTCCTGCTTTGTTCGAATGCGTTTGCGGTCGATACGTGGATGTGTTTCGACGACGATAAAAACGGAGTTCTTGGAATACTAAAAGACTCGGGTGTTATCGATAGAGACTGTAATCACGAAGCGTCTGCCTCCGAAGGTGGTCCAGATTGCGACGATACTCTATGGAATGTCTACAAAGGCTCTTACTCAACTAACGGGTGTGCGGGTGGAGAATATCGAATCTG